AAGCGTGTGTTCATTTCTAAGAGAATGGACCTCGCACTGATTAAGGTGGATGACACAGTATGGTCTGTTTTAGGCGTTAAAACGGCCCACGTAGGCCAAGCCTACCATGCTGCTGGCGTCCGTATACATGGTCATGACCACGCAGGAGCTAGTGTGAGCACCTACACACCTCGGCTAAGCAAGGAAGATGGACCCTTTGCTCTTGGATACAAGGCTTCTACTGAGGCTGGATGGTCAGGAGCCCCCCTTCTTTCAAGTGGTAAGGTAGTTGGAATACATACCTACCACGATCCCGCAAAGCGAACTAATGGTGGAGTCGCTATCCCTTTCTTCGGAAAGGTTTTTGAGAGCGACCCTCATTTCAACCCTCTATATGGAACTGGCAGTTATGATGATGAATACCAGTATGAAGATGGAGGGTTAATGTACAATGATGATGGCTATAGATGGGCTGAGTTCGCGCCCGATGGCCATGAGTGGGATGATATCAACCCCTATCTCGATTACCAATCTGATGTGTCGTCAGAAGATTTTGATCCAGGGATGAGCTGGGCTGATCGTCAAGAAGTGGTGGACAGGAAGCGAGCTGCCAAACACAGGGAGAGTAAGGTCGAGGAAGGTATAGATGTCGATGTCAAAAGCAAATGTAATTGCCTTTCATCTTGTTGCCGTACCAGGAAAGCGGATGAGGATTTTCGGACATCCCCCTCTATAGAGGAGGGGGTGACGGGCTCCTCGGGAAGCTCCTCCACATCGGGAGAGGCCCCCGTGTCCCAGGTACCGAAACTAAGCAGAAATGCGAGACGAAGGAATCGAAGAAAGGCAAAGAAATATGCGCAGAGCTCCGCGAATACAGCTGGCCCCTCCGGGGAGGTGCCGCAGAGAAGCAGAGCCTCGCATATCAGTCGCAGAAACTAAGAAGGGTGCCTTGGTCATCCCTCTTAAACAGGGCTGTCCCAGATGTGATTAAGGATTATATCACACTGGATCTCAGTTCCTTTAATTACCACAAGGATATGGATATTAGAAAGAGAATCTGGCACCTCTTGACTACCGTCAAGACGGATTCTAGTCCCGGGTATCCATATCTCTTAACTGCAACAACAAATGCCAAATTACTTGAATCACATGCCACTGAGATAGTGGATCTTGTGGTCAAGAGAATTCGACACTTACAAACAAGCTCTCCTCGCTGCGTGATGGATATGACTCCAGAACAACTCATGGCTGGGAAATACTGTGATCCTGTTAGAGTTTTTGTCAAACAGGAACCCCACACGGTTGAGAAAATACGACAAGGCAGATTTAGATTAATATCATCGCTGTCGATCGTAGACTCCCTTGTGGAGAGATATTTCTCCTTTGACCTTAACAAGCGTGAAATAGCCCACTGGACTGAAGTTCCCTCAAAGCCTGGTATTCATTTTATGGATGGCAGAGACATCACTTCTGATGTTGAGAGGCTTAGGGACCCAGTTGAGGCTGATGTTTCCGGCTGGGATTGGTCAGTTAGTGAACAGGAGTTGAATCATGAGGCGTATATGCGCTGTAAGCTATGCACATGGGAGAATGGCACACTGATGAACAACTTAGTGAGGGCTAGGTTTACATGCCTAGCCCGATCAGTGTTTGTGACGTCAGATGGTGACCTCTATGCTCAGACAGTGTATGGCGCTATGAAGAGTGGATGTTACAACACGTCCTCTTCTAATTCACGCATCAGAGTTCTTGTTGACCGAGCCTTGGGCTCAAAATGTATTGCCATGGGAGATGATTCCGTTGGCGAGTATATAGAGGATGCGGTCAACAAGTATGAGAGTTTGGGACATACTGTTAAGATGTATAACAGAATCTCTTCCAGATCCTTTGAGTTTTGCTCCCATCAATATAGTGATGGTCGATGCTACCTCAAGGCATGGCAAAGAGCTCTGTTCAGGCTACTTAACAACAAGCCATCCATCGAACTACTAAACCAGTTCAAGTTCGAATTGGAAGGCAGTCCATACCTCGACCTTGCCCTTCGTGTTATCGCTGATAGTGGTTGGAACAGCGAAAACAACGATGGCTAAGGTCAAACAGACCAAAACAAGACCCCGCAAACGGAAGCAGAAGGTGAGAGCTGGTGCGTTAGGACCAGTTTTCAACGAGCCCTCGGCTAAGTTAGCGGCAAGATTCTTGTATCAACTACAACACCCTGAGCTGGTTGGAAACCCTATTGTAAACCCATGGGCTCCCCAGCGGAACGGTTACTTGTACCATGGTAGGAAATATCTTACTGTCACGATCGGTACGGCTGGTGTCGGCTATATTATGGTCGACCTTAATCCCACCACCGATGACAGTATATTTTACTCCGGTGCAACCTTCACAGGAACAACGATGCTCCAAACAGGAACAGGAGTCAACGTAGCGAGCCTGACGGCCGGATCATCTGCCGCATCTATGGATAATAGTGCAGGTGGAGATCGTCAGTGGCTGTCTTGCGGAGCCTCCCTCCACGCCATCTACACTGGAACCGCCGATAATGCAGGCGGGTACATTGTTCAGGGCTTCAATGATGGAGAGTGGGGCGTTACCAGCGAAGACCCTCTTGCTAAGGTTACAAACGATGACCGTATTGGAAGAGTTGTCTCACCAGACATGGCACGACAAATCTGGAAATACTCACCCGGAGAATTAGCGTGGCAGTGGGAACCCAATATCCGAGACGCATCGTCTGGATTTGGTGAAGATGGAAGTACCAAACACCCGAAGATGTTCTTTGGGTTTTATGGAAAGGTTGGAAACACATATCTTGTGGAATTCAACCACATCTTCTTCATCACTGAGACCCCTACATCAGGTATTGCATCCGTTGCTAGTGCGAAATCGTCGCCTCCGGCGCTTCCACTAGCTCCCATCAGAGAGCAGCACACGCCTGGCAAGTCCGCGGCCCTCGTGACTAAGTACATTCACGATACCGGTGCCCAGCGCCAGACTGGTAGTGTTGCAAATGGTGCAGAATACTTGGGTGATGTACTGCATGGATTTCTTCAGCATGCAGGAATTGATACACGGCCCTTGCAACTAACAATGCCGAAACGCCCGTGAGCGGGGCA